AGCTCACTGAGTTGTTGTCTCTCCAACAGATAAGGGCTTTCAGTGGAAGCTCTCACCGGTAGCGTTTATCTCCGCATTTCTTCCACACCGGGGCCCCCGTTAGACGGGGGGACTATTCAAAGCGCATCTCGCCGGCTATTGCCTGGTCGATGAGCGCTTTGACTGCAGCTGGCACGTGCGACCTGAGCCGCCGGAGCACGTCATCGCGCTCCTCTGGGTCGTACCGCATGCAGTAACAGAACTGGAACACCTGCTGCTCCTGTGCCTCGGGAGGCATCTTGGGGCAGGTTGAGAGTAGGTGAAAACCCGACTTCTCCCAGTTGCTGTACGAGACCACGGCGCTGCATAGCGCTCGGTCCCGTGAAAGCAGGCTGACCTCGTGGGAACAGAAAGAGAAACCCTCCCTGCTCACCACGAACTCCTTGACTTCAAGGAGCTCACGCAGCTTGCTCTCGTCCGTGCCGACGCTGACAGCGTCGTCACCCATGCACCACATCTTTGTGGCACCACTGTGGGCCAACAGCATCGCCATGATCCGGCTGTTGGTGGACGAGGTGGTGTAGTCCCCGGACTTCTGCAGCCCGGGCACGCACTGGGCGTACATGGTGCCGTCCGACAGGACGAACACCGAGTGCGCGAGTGCGCGAGCGCGGCCCAAGATTAGGCGACGCGCCTTGTGACCCTCCGAGAGCTGGTAGAGCTTGCAGCGCACCTGCGCCTCATCCTCCAGCATCCAGGAAGTCACGTTCCAGTCGAAACCAGAGATGTCAGTTGACACCAAAGGCTCGCCTGTGATCCAGCCCGCCATGCGCGCGAAGTCACTGTCCTCCAGGCCCATTCCTGGTTGGGACGGCAACTTGGCGAAGTTCCGGATCTCCAGAGTGTTGAGCTTGCCATGCAGCATGCGGCTCACAATCTGGTCGGCCACCGAGACGCTCGAGATCAGGCGATAACCCTTTCGTTCGAGCTTCTTGGCCGTGTGAGGCTCGTTCTTGATGAACAGCTTCACAGGGTCCGTGGCGCCTACCGCCACCAGAAACTGGCAGGCGGCAGGGGTGTCGTCAAACACCCAACCCTCCTCACTCAAGTGGCTGAGAAGCGCCATGCGCATCACCACGACGTCGGCCACAATGGCCCAGACTTCGGGTGGCACATCCCCGTTGCACTTGTAAGTCGTGCTCAAGGGGTAGCCGGGGCTGGCTTTCGCCACCACATCGTGTGTGATTAGCGAGAGCGCCCAAGCCCGGATGTCCCCCGGAAGGGGGTCCACCAGGCCTTGCGGAACGTCGGTCTCGAGGTACATTGCCCCGACCACGTCCCTCACTTGCGCTCGGAGCTCATCCGGAGGCGCACGAGGGAAACCACGTCCTGCAGCTCGGGCGCAGTGAAAAGCGAGAGAATCTCGCTCAGCACCGGCCCCACGAGGAGGCCACGCGTAGGCTTGCCCGAGAGCAAAGCCTGATGCCGCTTCATGAGCAGCTCGCGCTTGGCCGGATCCCGCTGGGACTCGGCGGCCGCCTTCAACTTGGCGCATGAGGCCTCCCAGTGGGAGATCCTCTCGGTCAGTTGATCCTCGCGCACTCCCTCCAGCACCGTATGCACGGAGGGCAGCGAGGGCCTTACAGCAGCGATCCACTCCATGGTCTGGGGTGTGACCGGTGCCGTAGAACCCGGCCCAGGCTTCCTCTTGGAAGCGTCTGAGCCCCCCTTCTTCTTGGGGGGTTGCGGTGAGCCCTTGGGCTTTGCCGCTACCGGGGAGTCCCCCTTGGGGGATCTCCGAGGCGACTCCGCTGCCTTGTGTGCCGCTGCGGCGATCTCCGCCGCTGCAGTTTTGCCAAGGACCTGCGTATGCCTCTGGCTGGAACCCTTGCCGGACTCCAGTGTAAGTGCCCTCGCCCCGGCGCGGGACTTCGCGCTTGAGGGAAAACACAGCGGGTCGTCGTCCTCCGCCTGGCGGCTTGCAGCAAGGCACGCCATCCTGCGGAAGAAACCCACCGGCTTGTTCGCCTGTTGGCGGACTACCGGCATCTTGGCAGGCTTGCTGGCCTCCTCGACCACGTTGGCCCAGGAGGTTGGATCCTCTTCCCACTCCGCGTCGGTCCAGGCGGACTCGACGTGGTTGGCCCAGCCACCAACTCGGCGCCGGCTCTTGCGAGACCTGCCCCGAGTTCCTGCCTCGTCCACGACCAGCTGCATCTC